CGTGCGGCCGTTGGAAACGTCCACCCGGAAGGTGTCGGCGGTGTTGCGGATGACGCCAGCCGTGAGCGTGCCGACGTTCGCCGAGATGGCATCGAGCGACGAGACCGAGAGCTTGGCCGCAGTCACCGCGCCGGCCGCGATCTTGTTCGCGGTGATAGCGTCGGCCGCTATCTTGTCCGCGACGACCGCGCCCGCCGAGAGCTTCGGCGTCGTGACCGCGTTCGCGGCGAGCTCGTTCGCCGTCACCGCATCGGCCGCGATCTTGCCGGCGACTACCGCTCCGGCGGCAATCTTCGCGGCCGTCACCGCGTTCGCCGCGAGCTTGTCCGCGATGACCGCGCCGTCGACGATCAATTCCGCGGACGCCGCACGGATGACGCGGAGGTTCGCCACATATACGGACGAGCCGCCCGCGAGGGTGCTGCCGCTGTAGATGTACGGCCAGAACGCGACCGCATCCGCCGGCATCTCAAACGCGCGCGACATGGTGGCCCATGTCCCGACGACCGTCGTTCCGCCAGCGTAAACCGAATTATTGTAGGTGCCGTCAGTCTTGGCGTAATACAGATACAGGTAGAGGTCCTGCCCGATCGACGCGCCGGTCGCAGCGTTGTCGATCATTATTCGGAACTGCTCGCCGCCGCGGCACTGGATGCCGTACTTCCACGCCTCGGTGTCGGAGTACGCGCGCGGGCAGTTGAAAATCGACGCCTGCTGCGCGCCGGAAATGCTAAAGAGGCGGATGACGTAGTTAGCCGGCGCGCCCGCCGGGACGCCCGCCGCTCCGGCCGCGAGCACCTCGTTGCCGTTGTACCACGGACGCCAGTCCGAGAAGTCGCCCGTTGTCAGGTTGCCGTTAGGCGCGAGGTTGTCGAGCGCGCCGAGCGCGAGCCGCTCCGCCGTGATGGAGCGCGCCGCGATCTTGGAAGCCGTCACCGCGTCGGCCGCGAGCTTCGCGGTCGTGATGGCGTTCGCCTGGATCTCCGTCGCGCCGACCGCGTTCGCGGCAATCTTGCCGGCCACGACTGCGTTGGCAACTAGCTTCGGCGTGCTGACAGCGTTGTCGGCGATCTTGGTCGTGGTGACCGTTCCGTCGAGAATCTCGTCGGGCCTCGGCGCGTAGGCCGAAAGCAGAGAGGCCTGCTCGAGCTGCACGCCGTCGACCCGGAAATCCTCACCCGCTGCTGTGATGCCGCGGATAAACAGGTCCGCGCGCTGGGCATTGGCCGGCGCCGTTACGGCAGCCGAGAGACGCGTCCAGACATTGGCAGGCGCGGTGCTCGTGTAATCGTCGCGGATAGTGTTGTACCCGGCCCAGTCGGAATACCAGCGCACGCCGAGGTAGACCTTGCTCGCGACGTTTGGGAGCACGTAGGCGGAAAGCACATAAGGCTGGCTCGGCAAGACTCGAATCGGCCCTTGAGAGATGCCGGTGTCGGTGCCGTTGGTGACGGACACAATGGAGACGAGCTGGCAGTAATCGCCCGGCAGGCCCGACACGGTGGTGTCGAGAGCGCATGAAAGCACGCGCCCAGCGTCACCGTTGCCGCCGTTGAAAACGGCCCACGACCCGGCGACGCCGGGCAGATTGCCGCCGCCGACCTCGAAGCCGGAGTTGGCGATGAGGTTCGCGCCGCCGATTGCGATGTTGAGCTGCGAGGCGACGAGCTGCCCGGTCACCTTCGCGGCGGCGATAGCGGCGAGCTGCGAGTCGACGAGCTGGCCGGTCACCTTCGCCGCCGCGAGGTCGGCGATCTGCGCGTTGGTCAGCTGGCCGGTCACCTTGCCCGCGCCGAGCGAGGCGATCTGCGAATCCGCGAGCTGCCCGGAGATATCCGACGAGGCGACGACGGCCGTCCAGCTTGCGAACGTCCCGGCGGTGTTCCGGTAGAGCTTGCCGTCGCCGGTAAGGTAGACCATCCGGCCGGCAAACAGGTTGGTCGACGGCAGCGCGGTGACGATCTCGTAGCCGGTTTTATTCTTGGCGAGCGTGAAGGTCGCCTGATAGGTCACGCCGCCGTAGACGGCCGAGAGCGTAAGCGTGCCGGTGTCGCCGGTCATCGCCGTGACCCGGTAATACCCCTTGGGCTGGCCGTTGACCGGCGTGTTGGTCGCGGTGTTCACAGTGCCGGTGACGCCCGAGCCCTGCACCGCCGAGAGCGTCGCCGAGGCCGTGACGTCGGTCGCGCCGTCGCGCACCGTCACCAGGCCGGCCGCGTCCGCGAACGACGGGACAGTCCCCTCGGCGAAGGCGAACAGCTGCACCGCGTCGCGCGAGAGCGAGATCGAGACGGCGTTCGTCCCGTTGCTGCCGTTCGAGCCGTTCGATCCATTGATCCCGTTCGACCCGTTGACGCCCGCGCGCGCCTTCGTGACCGTGAACACCTTATCGACGGTGACGCCGCCGTAGCTCGCGCGGAAGGTCGCCGTGCCGACGTCCGCCGCCATCGCGGTCGCGGAGTAGGCCCCGGTCGACGCGTTGATCGTCGCGGTGAGGTTGCTCGATGCAAAGAGCGAGAACGTCGCCGAGGTCGTAACGTCGACCGCGCCCGCCGAAACCTTGAACGCGCCCGACGCGCCGGCGAAGGACGCGACCGATCCGGCGGAGTCGGCCGCGACGGCGACCGCCTCGTTGGTCAGGTACCCGGTAACGGTCGGCGGACGCGCCGCGGCGGTCGCCGAGCTCGTCGTCGTCGCCGGATGCCACGCGGAGACCGCCCGCTCGAGGCGGGTGCGCGCCCAGTAGAATCGCGCGACCTGATCCGCGAGGATGTGCTTAAAGTCGGAGGCCCGGCCGTCGAACACCTTGACCGCCGTCGTCCGGTCGTTCGTCGTCGAGGCGAAGATCTCCACGGCGTCGTAGCTCGCCGGGTCGGCGGGGAGGGTCCACGAGACGAGCACGAAGCCGTCCTGCGCCACGGCGGAGAGACCCGAGGCGGAGGGAGGAGCGGCCACCGGGTCGGCCGTTGCGGTCTCCGGCGCCGGGACGAATTGGATGCGAAGGCACGAGCCCGCGAGAGATCGCTCGGAGATAACGGCAGGGTCCGCGTAGCCCGCCCACGGGTCGTGGTTGTCGTCGTATCTTTTGAGCCCCTCGTTATCGAGGAACGTCAGGAAGCCGAGATAGGGCTGCGCGATCGGGACCGAGCCGGTGTTTGCGACGAGTCGGTTCGTCAGATCCGGCGCAGAAACGGCCGAGCCATCGAGGAGCAGGAGCATCGAACCCGGACCGCCCGCGCCACCGGCGCCGGGGTAGTATTTGTTCGGGTTGGCGTTGTGCATCGGCGGCATGACCGACGAGTTGCCGGACAAGTTAATCGTCGCCGACGCGCCGGTAGAGAATCCGCGCGAGATTGTGCAAAGGCCAGCCCCTCCTGCTGCGCCGGTTCCACCGGCTGCGCGAAAGTCGACCCTGTTGCCGCTGACAATGCTCCCGCCAGGACCGCCGCCTGTACCGCGCAGATCAGTCGGGATTCCGGTCAGAGCGTTTCCCGAGACTTGGAGCTGGAGGTGCGGGAAGCTCGCGTGTTTCCCCTGCGTGACTGGAACCGGGAGCGTGAGGAGCTTCGGGTTGCCTGACTTGTAGGCCGCGTGTGCGTCGATGCCATCCCAGCCGCGCGAGTTGCCGACCCAGCCAGGATTCCCAAGCGTTGAGGTCTGCGGGTTGGTGTCGTCCGCGACGCCTGGCAATCCGCCGCCGGTGCCGTTGATGGTTCCGTTGACGGTCAGGTAGCCGCGGATGCGCAGCTGCACGTTGCCGGAGATGTTTAGCGTCGTCCCTTGCGGGATCGTAAGGTCGCCGGCGTGATACCAGATCGAGCCGGCGGCGGTAAGGTCGGAGCCGCCGGCGAGCGTATAGGTTCCGGTCGCCATGACGCCGGCGGTGATCGTCGCGACCGACGAGAGCGGCGAGCCGGCCGAGGTATAGAACGCATCCGGGAGCGCGGTCGTCGCGGTCGTCGGCGAGAGCGCGGAGGCCGGCGCGGTCGAGCCGAAAAGCTCGAGCTGCACCGCGCCGGTCCGGTGATTCACCGAGATGTTTTGGATCTCGAAGGCGCGGTCGATCGACGCGCCCGCGCCGGCGAAGTCGCGGACCGAGGCGTAGCGGACGCGAACGACGTCGCCGACCTCGAGCCGGTTTAGCGAGTGGAGCAGCGTCGCGGTAAGCCGCTGCGGCGGCGCGGCGTAGCGATCGCGGAGCGCGTCGACGAGCTGGTAGATCAGCGAGTCGGTCGCGCGCCCGCCATAAAGGCCCTTGAATTTAAGGTCGAGCGGGTCCGCCTTGCCGTGCGTCGCGGCGGAGGTCGCGTCGATCAGCGCGGTCGTGCGCGTGTAGTCGGAGCCGTTCCAATTCCAGAAGATCCGGAACACGTTGTGCAGCTCGTCCATATCGTGAACGAGCTCGCCGACCTGCACGCTGTTCGACTCGTCGAGCGTCGCGACGGTCGCGGCGTCGGAGAGAACGCGCGCGGCGCGGCGAAGGCCCCACGCGCCGTCGGCGTAAACCGGCATGAATACGCCGAGGAGGCGGCAGATCTCCTCCTCGAGAAACTTCTTGCCATCCGTTTTCTTTAGCCCCTCGAACCGGATCACCACGCCCGCGTTGGCGCCGTCCCAGAGATCCCCACCGATGCCGGTGAAGTCCGAGGTGCGGATGAGCGAGGTGTCGATGCCGAGGTGCCAGGACGCCGGGAGCGTCGCGGCGTCGCCGTAGAGCTGCCCCGTGAGGATGGCGTAGGCGATCTTGACCGCGGGCAGCTCGAGGTAGACGTGCTCCGTGACCTTCTCGCGGCGCGCCGCCGGCGTCGCGGCGTCGACCTCGTAGGCCGCGGCGATCGTACCGAGGACGCCGCGCGTACACCCGGTGAACGTCGTCGCCGTCTTTCCGGTGTAACGGATTACCTCGTCCCGGATCTTGACGTAGCCGACGGTCGTGTTCGCGGCGTCGGAATAGGTCGGCCCGTGGAACACGGCCGTAAAGCCGGCCGTCGAGGATACGGCCACGGTGGTATCGGTCGCCGAGAGCGACTGCGCGAGCGTCGTCTCCGCGAGCTCGAAGATATCTTTCTTGGCCGAGCGTTGGATATCGGCGCACGAGATTTGATATCGGCCCTTATCGAACTGCGCCTCGGTTACGCGCTGCGTGCCGACGAGCACGAAGTCGGAGAACGCGAGGCCCGCGTAGCCGAGGAAGAACGCGACCTGCTTATCGCGAAGGCCGGACGCCGCGCCGAGCCGCGAGCGGATCTCGTCGGTAAGAGCACCGCCGAGGTCGACGACGGAGAACGAGGCGGAGCCGATCTCGGAGCGACCGTCGATCGGGTTTAGACGCTGCGAGATGATCGACGGCTCGAGGAGCGCGCCGTCGATAACGGTCCCCGAGACGCCGGAGATCCCGACGTGACTCGTGATATAGACCGGCGAGGCGTAGTCGATGCGGACGACAAACCGCGGCTCCTTGATCGACGCGACGTTAGCCGCCGCGAACGCGGCCGGATCGGTTCGCATTTAGACCTCCTCCACGTCGAAGGAGACGCGCATCGCGTCGTCGTTCGGAGTCGCGCCGGTGCCGTCGATCCGCTCGTAGTTGTACGTGAACGTCACGCGGCGCGCGGAGAAGGTCGTCCCCATCGCGGCGGCGGAGCCGTAAGGCGAGAACGTGAACGACTCGCCCGCCTCGACGGAGTGCAGGAACTCCTCGAGCGCGGCGCGCTCGGTCGAGTTAAGGACGAGCGCGATCAGGGACCACGTGCGCTTGCCGTAAAAATAGAGCGTTTCGGTCCGGTCCGAGAGCGACCGCTGCGTCTCCGATCCGACCTTGCGGCCGACGCCGAGCCCGCCCTCGACGAGACGAAGATCGAGCGAATACTGCAAGCCCGACGAATGTCCGCCGATTAGGCTGCGCTTCGCGGTATAGGTGACGGCCGGCATGGATCAGGTCCCCGCGATAAGCCCAGCCTGACGGCTGTTCCCGTTGATGAACACGACGTCCCGATTGTTGATCGCGTCCGAGAGCTGCTCGACGAGCCAGTCGGCGGTCTCGCGCGAGGAAAACAGGTTGCCGTTGATCACGACCTGCGCGATCCGCGGAGCCTGCTCCGCTTGCGACGCGTTCCCCGCGGTCTGCGGTATCGCCGGCGACGTTCCCGTCGAGCCGCCGGAGAGGCCGGCGGAGCTTACGTTTGCCGACCCGCCCGGAACCGTGCTGCGGATCTTGGCGACCTGGATCGCACCAGCGAGCGCCACCTTCGCGGCGGCGCCGAGGTTCGCCGGGAACGGCAGCGAGCGCAGCGCCTTGGTGACGCCCTCGGCCGTGTTGATCACGGCGTTGGCGATGGCGAACGCCTGCTGGACCTTGAACAGCTTGGTGTTCTGGCCGGCGAGACTCGTGAACAGCTCGCCGGCGAGGTCGATGATCGACGAGTTTTTGATCGCCTCGAAGTCGAGCTGCTGCAGCCCGAACGCGCGCGCGATATCGGCGCGGAAATACTCGAAGTCCGACGCGACCTGTATGCGCTGCGCCGCGCTCGTCGCGTCGATGTTCGCGAGGACCGAGGCGTGATCCATCGCGAGCAGCTCGAGGTTCGAGAAGTGCAGCGCGGTCGTGTCGTATTCGCGCTTGAAGTTTTTTTCCCGCTCGAGCTGATCTCGCTCGCGGATCTCGGCCGGAGTTAGCGCGCGCTCGCCGGCCTTCGCGCCCTTCCCGCCCGTCGCGCCGCCGAGGTTCGGGATCTGCGGCGGGAGAATGTCGACCGGGACCGTCGCCGGCGCGGTCGCGAGAGCGCCCGCCGCGCTCGCCCGCATAGCGTCGATCTCGGCACGCACGCCGCGGATGGCCTGCTCGAGGCCGCGACGGCCGAGCACCACGCCCTGCCCTTCGACGTATCCGAAATTGAAGAACAGCGGGATGGAGTCCCGCGATTCCTGCAGGATCTCGAGCTTGCGCTGCAGCTTCTCGAGCTCGCCGCCGCCGCCCGTCAGGATGCGCAGCGACTTGATCCACTCGTTAGTCTCCCGCAGCAGCGGGACGAGGATGGCGGACGCGAGCGCGGTAAGCTCGATGGCGGTGTTCTTCGCGCCGGTCTTGAGCACGTCGAGCTGGTCGCCCAAGGTGTCGACGTTGGCGATCGCCTGCGCCGAGACCGGACCGCCGATGGCGGAGAGCTGCGCCGCCACTTCCTCGCCGTTGGCTCCGAGGGCGACGAGCGTCGGGATAAGCTCCGCGCCGGACCGGCCGAACAGCGCCATGGCGGCGGTGGTGCGCTCGGCAGGGTCCGAAATCGCCGCGATCTTCTGCGCGATCGCCTCGAACTGCTTATCGGGCGAGAGCGCAAGGATCTGCTGCGCCGAAAGTCCGAGCCGGTCGAGCGCGGCGGTCGCCTCCTTCCCGCCCTCCTCCGCGCCAACGAGGGCCTTCTGCATCCGGGCGACCGCCCCGGAGACGCCCTCGAGCGAGCCGCCGGAGAGGGTCGCCGCGAACTGCAGCCGCTGCAGCGCGTCGACCGAGAGCCCGGTCTTGACCGCCGTATCGTTGAGCGCGCCCGCGGCCTGCAGGGCCTGCGTAACGACCGCCGCCATCGAGAACGTCGCGACGATCCCGCCGAGGCTCTTAAACGCGCCGGAGAGCGCGGAGACGCCGCTGTCGGTTTTCTTCAGCTCGCTCTTGACGCGATCGAGCTCGGAGCGCATCTGCGCCGAGTCCGCCGCCATCCGGACGACGAGTGTGCCGATATCAGCCATGTGTTACTCCGCCGACCATCGCGGCGAGGATTCGCCGCTGTTCCTCGACCGTCTGCCCGCGCTCGGGCTCGGCCTCCGTCCGCCGAGCCGGCACGAAGTCCTCGACCCGCCACGCCTTGCCGCTGCGTTTCGGGCCGGCCGCGTTAGCGACGGTCGACGCGATCATCCCCATACGCCAGTTTTCCGCGTCGAAGCCGAACGGCTCCGCGGAGAAGAACGCGCCCCAGTGCGTGAACTCCTCGGAGCTCATGCGCTCTTGTAGCTCCCCGACGGGGATGCCGAACTGCGCCGCGAGCCGGTACCAGAGCAGGAGCTCCGGCTCGCGGGTTAGTTTTTTGCGGCAGCCTCCGCCGCCCCGGACGAAAGGCCCGACGCCTCGATGACCGCCTTCGCGATCTCCGAGACCGAGGACCCGTCGAGGACGCCGAGCTCGTCGGGCTGCTCGAACAGCCGCACGCCGTCGGCGTCGCAGAGGCCGAGCCACGCGACGCGGAAGTCGGAGACCGGCTCGCCGCCGGCCTCGGCCTCCGCGGCCCACCGCTGGAGCGTTACCCGCTCCGCGCCGGAGAGTCCGCGGACGTAGAGCTCGACGCCCGCCACGGTGATCGGGCGAACCGTCGCCCGGGCGAGCGTCGTGCTGATCTGCGCCCGCAGGAGATCGCGGGACGCCGGCATTACGGGGTCACCGTCGGCAGCGCGGTCAGCTCGAGCGTCGCGTTAACGACGACCTCCGCGCCCTCGGCGGTCAGCGCGTCGATCTCGAACTTGGTGAACACGCCGCGGACCTGCACCTGATAGGAGCCGGCGTCGGGGAGCGTGATCCGGTAGTTGTGCGCCGTGCCGGCGATCAGCCGGGCGCGGATCGCCTCGTGCGACGCCTCGGCGGGATCGAACAGGAGCTTGAGCTCGACGTTCTGCGGGTCGTGCGTTCCGACCATCCGCTCGGGATAGGTCGAGCCGAGGACGTAGGAGTCGACGATCTTGCGGGCGTAGCCGCTCCACTTGATCTCCTGAACCTGCGCGACCGGCGCGAAACCCTCGGTGGGCGTCACGCCGTCGCCGGCCGAGAGCACGGTGCCGGTGCTGATGATTGCGGTCATTTCCTTTCTCCAGAAAAAGCCGCCCTCGGGCGGCGAGGTTGTAACGCGGCCGAGGCCGGCCGATTAACGGAACACGAAGTCGAAGTCTTGCTGCACGACGCGGAGCGTCCGGTCGCCCTGCGCCTCCGCCTGCTCCTGCTGCTGAACGAGCGACGCTCGGAGAACGGTCACGCCGGAGACGCTACCGGTCCAGCCGTCGAGGCCGGCGACGATCGCCGCGGCGACCGGCGCGACCTGCGCCATCGTGTCGCCGACGACCTCGATCCGGAGCGTCGCCCGCTGTAGTAGCGGCGCGTTCCCGAGCGTCCGCGCGATCCCCGCGCCGGCGGTCCGCGAGATCGCGACGGCCGGGAGGGTCGGCTCCTGCGCGATCACCTCGCGGTACACGCGCTGACCGGCCCCGGTCGCGAGGCCCTTCACGCGGGCGATGATTGCGTTTTCGATGCTCACGGATCGACGAGCCTCTCGGTAGCGGTCGAGCGTTGGCGCGATCGCGCGACGATCCGATCGAGCGCGAGCCCGAGGATGCGGCGGAACTCGGCCGGGATACCAGCCCGGGTCGCGTCCCACGCCGGACCGAGGAACGGCCGGCCGGCGACCTTGCGCGCCGCGCGACCGCGAGGCGCAAAGCCGAACTCGACGAGGTGGCCGTAGAAGATCCCCTTGCGCCGGCGTCGGTAGTAGAGATTGTGTAGCGCGATCGCGCGCCGGTCCGCCTTCCGCGGGCCGACCTGCGCCGCGACGGTCTCGCCGAGCCCGGCCCGGACGTTCCCGATCTTCACCGACTGCGCGAGCGCGCCGGACCGCGAGAGTCGCGTCGCGTTTCCGACGGCCGCGCGGCGGAGAGGTAGGAGGGAGCGACGGGTGACGCGGGTCAGGAGCTTCTTGCCGGCGACCGCATCGAGCTCGAGGAGCCGAGCCTCGAGCTCGGCGAGGCCCTCGACCTTGATCTCCGTGACGACGGGCATTAGACGATGATCTCGCGCGCCATGATCTGAAGCTCCCGCCCGCGCTCGCCGACGTCGGAGACCTGCAAGATATCGAACGAGCGCGCGCCGTAGAGCACGCGGTCCTTCGGGGTAAGGGTCACGCCGTCGATCGGGCGGAGCACGATCCGGGTCGTCACCTCCGCCTGAAGGTGCGCGGCCGAGAAATACTCGCGGCCGGTTAGCGGCTCGACGGAGGCCCAGACGGTTGCGAGCGTCGTCCACGTCGGAGTCGCGTCGCCGTAGGCGTCGGTTCCGTCCGTCGCGCGCTGTACCGCGACCCGGTGGCGGAGGCGACCCGCTCTCACAGGAGGGGCCGATAAGGACCGAGGAGGACGTCGACGGCGAGCGGGAGCTCGGTCACCATGTTCCCGACGTTGACCGCCTCGCGGTTTTCGTAGAAGTGACCGACGAGCAGACGCATCGCCTGCATGATCGGCTGAGGGACGAGCTCCGGCCCGCCGTACCCGGCGATGAACTCGATCTCGACCGCGCCGAGCTTATCGGCCGGGTCGGGCCACGTGAAACCGTCGCGCGGCCGAACGCGAGCGGGCTCCGAGCGGAGGTCGGTCTCCCAGTCGGAGGAGGACCACGAGACGAGCGCGCCGGTCGCGTCGTAGTAGCGGACCGCCGAGACCGACTGAACCGGGCCGCGCGGGAGGCGCAGGGCGTCGGCCCAGACCGGGAAGTCGTCGAGGGTCATCGCGTAGGTCGTCGTGCAGAGCGCGAGCCCGCAGATCGACTCGATATGCTGACGCGCCGCGAGGATATAGCCGGCGAGCATCGCGTCGTCCGCGAACGAGTCGACGCGCAGGTGCGCGCGCGCCTCGGCGAGCGAGAGCGGCTCGGCGGTCGGCGGGGTAACTACCCGCAGCGCGTACATCACTTGTTCTCCGGGCTCGCCTTGCGCGCCTTGTTCGCCGGCGGCTTGACCGCCTTCTCGGCGTCGGCGGCGGTGGCCCAGCCCTCGGCGACGGCGAGCTCGCCGCACTCCGCCGGGACGTCGACGGAATCGCCCGCCGCATACTGCACGACGTCCGTCCCGCCGTAGGCGTAGGCGAACGACTTGATGACAACGATCCGCATATAAACCTCGTCGGGGAAAGGGAGAGGGGGAGCGGCCCGAGAGCCGCTCCCCCATCCCGAGATCGGACTACTCCGATCAGGTTGCCGAAGGATCAGGTGGTCGAGAACTTCACGACCTTGATCGCCTCGGAGTCGAGCAGCATCCCGCCCACGCGCTTCGTCGTGTAGAACGAGACATAAGGCTTGCTGCTGTACGGGTCGCGGAGCGTCGAGATGCCCACGCGATCGACGATGCAGTAGCCCGCCCGGAAGTTGCCGAACGCGAGGGACAGGCTGTTCGCCGCCTTCGCCGGCATATCCTCCGCCTCGAACACCGGGTAGCCGAGCAGCGTGCTCGGCTGACCGGCCGCGAGGCCCGGCTGCCAGATATACTG